GCTCTAATATGTTGTCAAAACTAATGTCATCCCAGTCTATCTTGAAGTTGGGAAGAAAGTTGTCTTGATGATCGCTTATGATCTTACGCAGTGGCTCAAGCGTAGCACCTTCACCATTAACATAGTCGAACCCTATATTGGCTATCTTCTCTCCCACGAATTGCTGAAACAACTTAGACAGCACATCCTTAGCTATCTCCTTATCCATAGCTTGCTCTCTCTCTAGTTTAGAAAACAACTCTTTGAATACTTGCTTAGAGGATGTCGTAAGTGTGCTGTTGTGGGCAAAGAATAAACTCTCTAACTCACGAACAGTGATGCTGTCCTTACCATAGTTCTGCATGGCAAAGTCCACTGTCTTCTTTATCTTACGTATATCTTTACTAAACAATTCATCAGGGCAACGTGTACCCTTGTGATCTCCGTAGAAGTCTTTATCTAGTAGACTTCTTATTAGTGCTAACTCCACCATTTAACTTCTCCTCTGTAAGTGTCTTTACCAAACTTAAGAACTTGTCAAAGTCCTCTTTCTCTAAATTCTCTATACGAAACCACTCGTTACTTCTCTCCCTACTCATACCCTCTGCCAAAGTATGTGCTATCTTCTCCCCAATACCTCTGTTAGATACACTAATGTTTGATACCAATTCGTAGTCTCTATGAGGACTACTTGTTTGATACTGATTACATCTATCGGTAGAATCGACAGCCTTGCCAATCTTGTACCAGTTCTTCCATGCAGGGTTACTAATAATGTATACCTCACCCTTAACACACTTTACATAATTAATCAAGGAAGAAAAAGCAGCATCGTTAAAAGTTTTGTATTTTCCCGGTTTGTGCAAGGGATGTTTTTTGGATATGTACTTACCATTAACGTACATTTGTAGCTTATTGTTTTTAGCACAGTGTTTACGACTGGTTTCTCTTTGATACGCAGTACCGCACTTCTTACATTTATAATGCCTAGTACGCTGATATGCTTCGTACCAATTTTTAGTAGGGTCTAGTTCTACTCCACAATCTATACAACTCTTAACCATCTAATAACTCCTTTAGCTTGTTAAAATCTTCAAGGTTTTTATACTTTAGATCGTCTACTAATCTCAAAACCTTTGTTTCTTCTACGTAGTTACTTAGCTCCTTTGCGTGTTCCAAAGACTTCTTGGACGCATCAGGATCAAGGGCGACTACGACCCTATCGAACCTAGAAAGAATATATAAATGCTCCTGCTGTAGTGATGTACCTAGCAAACCAAACCCTATAACTGGAAAGTGACTGCCCACAGCTATAGCGGATAAAACATCTTCTACCACTACTGCTACCTTTCTGTCTACACCATCCCCCCTATAAGCATAGTACGACATGTTGTTACCATATTTGTACCACTTAGGAAGGGACTTAGGGTTTAAAGATCTTCCTATAGCGTCAATAACCTTACCTCTATGCACAATCGGGAATACGACCCTATTGTCTTTAACATCATGAAATAACTGTATGTTCTCTAACCGCCATTGCATAATAAATTCATCACATTCCGTTAGGTCATTAGAGAAATACTCAGGGACTGCGAACTCTGAGACTTTTTTCACTACAGATTGTCCATTCATCTTCTTCCTAATACCTTCTACAGTTCTACCAACTTTCTTTATACCTTTTACAGTACAGCTATTTCTAAAACAGTTGTACAATATCATATCATCCACCCTAGTCGCTGTGAATTTTTTCTTGCCTTTACAAACAGGGCAGTCGATAGTCAGCGTCTTACCCTCTTCTAAGTCTAGCTCCTCAAGAAACTTCATCTTTGTATGACTCCCTTCTAGCTAAAGCGTTGTTAGCTGACCTAAATGTGTGTTTGATGTAAGGACGCATTGACTGCGGTGAGTTGTGTCCAGACACCGACATAGTCTGAGTGGTGTCCACACCTGCCTCAACCATCTCTGTAATAGCTGTCCTACGCATATCCATAGCAGTCAACTCTTTGGGTAGGTTAGCTTGTGCTTTGACCTCGTTGACCAGAATAGATATATCAAACTCATTGTACGGCTTGTGATGTCCATTGATAGGTCTTACATTGGGTGCAACGTAGTCTTGAAATCCAAAATCGTCATGCTGTGTCCGTAACATAGTCAATAGCTTAGGGTTTATAGGTATATGTACCTCTGCTCTACGCTTAGACTGCACCAAATCAAGCCTTGCACCATCAAAGTCAACGCTTTTCCACTCTAAAAGGCGCATATCCCCGACCCTTTGAGCAAATTCGTATGCCATATGCACAATAAGACCTATACTGCGCCACTTGTACTCGCCATATGCTGTGTCAAGGAATAATTTTACCTGATCGCGTGACCACATCACTCGCCTTACATCTTGTTTTGCCTTCTTTACCCTTCTCATAGGGTTGCTTGCCAGAAGTTCTAACTCTTCTGCCATATTAAACACCACAGAAAGTATAGTGGCTGTATTGTTTGCCATTCTCTTACCTCTCTGCAACCACTCTTGATAAATAATCTTACAATCTGCTACTGATACCTTTGAAATGCGTATGCTCTCAAACCGCTTAGAAAGGCTCACAGAGGTCTGTAACGCTCTTGTGAGGGTATACTCGTAATCCTTCTGTGAACGCGGTCTGAGAGCCAAAAACTGAGGGCTGTGCAGATAATACTGCACCATGTCCCCGACTGTCTTTATCTGTTTTATATTAGAATACATGAATACACACCCATATCATTACAAATACCGCCACTCCATCAAGTAATAATTCTGCTAATAGTCTCATAAAAGTCTCCTAAAGTAAAGTTTATTTTTCCCATCTATAGAATATATGTCTGTCAATCCTAGTGGTTCGGGTCTTTGTCTTTGCCCACGCAGGACGTACATACGTTGCGTGATAATGAGTCGCGCCACTCGTAACGTCAAGCGTTATGTCACCACCCAACACTATTACTGCATACTTCAATGCTTTTGACCACGATTTGCTATTGTAGTTTGGCTCGTCCTTTTTGCCATCGCAGTACCAAGAGAACTGACATTTGTGTATGACTGGTTTGTCTGTACCTTTATATGTCACCGCTTGTTTGACCACCTCGCATACTGTGTTAGGAAAACGACTGTCCTCTACTCTATTCATCACCACTTGACCGACTGCTATCTGCCCAAGCATAGACTGATTGTTTGCTTCATGGTAGATATTGAAAGCCATACACATCAATGCTGTTTCAAGTATCATTCTTCTAACTCCTTTTTTAATTCATCTGATATAGATTTAAGTCTATCTAACTCTGAATCATCTACCATATCATCAAAGTAATCGTCTACTATTATTTCTTCTTCCATCTTATCCCTCCACTATCGATACTGACCTTTAATTATTTTCTTCATCCGATAAATCCTTGCACTACCATGTTAAGTGCCAGTGTTAGAACTACTGCTAACATCATTAATAAGAATAATACGTGCCCTTCATCCATCACAAAAGTTCCTCCAGAATTTACAGTTGTTATCTCCTTTGCATACTCGTTCATGCTTGGCATTTTCCCAACACTCTGACTGCCAAGGTGAAGAGTATTTAGTTGTAAATCTATCCACCCAATCTTGACCATCAACCGCCCACAGTCCCAGTATGGGCAAAGGTATTAACAACAAGAACACTACGAAAAATGCCATGCCAAAGCCTTTGTTATGATACGCTTTCATTTATATTCCCTTCTTTATGTTAAGACCCTTTGGGTCATATTGATCTGCTATCTCCTCGGGTAAATGCCTACTCGCTGTAGGGTCATTGAAGAAGTCATTGCAGAACAGCAAGAATATTAGAAACAACATAGTGTACCCAAAGTATTTAAGAAACTTATGGAATATTATGTAAGCCTCTTGAGCTTGTTTTAGTGCCTCTTCTTTTACTTTATCATTCATACTGTTCTCCTATCCATCGTACAATCTCGCCAGTGTTCCACTTAGCACACTCTTTCTGTGCGTCTTCATAAGTGTCAAACACTTTTACTGGACTGTCTTGTGTCCACATTGCCCCACACCCTTGCCTTACATACTCAGTACCCTCTTGCTCAAATGGTGTGAAGATTATTGCCCATTTAATTTGTCTTTCGTTCATCAGTCTTCTCCTTTGGCA